TAACACTTATTTTAAAGGAAATAACGCAGGAGATGATGAGGTTTGGGCTACTAGCAAAAAACTTTTCAAATACAATCCTGATAGCATATATGAGGTTGAGGTAAGGGTAAAAAGAGAATTAGGCACAGGAAATACTTATGTAGGTCTTACAGGTTACAAAGCTGATAAAACAACTGCGGTAAGCATAACAGGTGCTGATGCAACTTCTAATGCACACTTCGTTACCCTAAGCGGATATGTTCAAGCAGCAGACGATGAGTGGGAAGTTCATAGAGGGTATATTACAGGGCTAAGAGAATCAGAAGGGTTTACATTTCCTAGAAGTAGTGCTAACTTTGCTTCTAAAGCACACGAAGACGTTAAGTTCTTTTCTCCTTTGTTTGCAATGAATTACAACGATGCAGCAGGAAAGTCTTTTATAGATTATCTTGTAGTTAGAGAATATGAAAGCGACTTGCCAAATACTCAAGGATGGTATAGCACACTTAACAGGCACTACTACGTTCCTGTAAACATTAAGGATGCAACAACAAGCACATCTGATAGTGAGAATCAATCTACTATGACAATAAGCTATGTTGAAAGTAAAAGAAAGAAAACCATACAATAATGAACGAAATAAGAGTTGAGTTAAGAGATTTTGTTGGAAACATTTTGGGAAACCTTGATATTACGTCAAGCGAAAACTTCCCTTTGTCTTTAAGTTTTCAAAACTTTGATGCTAGAAACATTACCCAAAGGGGTGGTGGCTTTAGTAAGACTTTTAAAGTGCCTGCTACAAAGAATAACAATGTGTTGTTTAATCACATATACAAAGACGGAAACATTGACCCTAAAAACGTAAGAAGGGATTTAAAGGCTGCGATATACTCTGACAACATTCCTATTGTTTATGGAACAATACGACTAACAAAGCTTACGAAAGACACAGAAGCAATAGAGTACGATTGTATATTTCTTGGGGATAATATGGATTGGGCTAATGCAATAAAAAACTTGGAGTTAAAAGATATGAGATTTAGTAGTTCTGTATATGCAGATTACTTAGATTTATTAAACGGAAACATAACACCAACCTTTGAAAAGTTTTTAGATTGTCAAGATTTAACACAACACCCTTTTGACCACAAAGGATATACTTTTAATCAAGACAAGTTATTATATCCATTACTATCTGTTGGGGAGGGTGTAAGTCCTAAAGACCACGTTACTGATTTAGAGTTTATTCCTTGCCTTTACCTAAAGAACATTTGGGATAAAGTTTTTCAAGGACAGGGATATAGTGTTGAAAGCGAGTTTTGTAATAGTGATTTCTTTAAGTCTTTAATTGTTCCTTTGGAATTTGAAAGACAAGGGGAACAACAAAATACAAGAAGTGGTAAGATATTTAAAACACTTGATGATGCAGGTAAATTAGTTAATTACTTCTATAATGTATTAGCACCAAGAGATGCAGGAAATGAAGCTAGAGCCGTAGGTAATCCTAGTATTAACTCAAGAAGCGGTATTGTTGATTCAGGAAGTATTGACGTTTCTGCAACAGCAATCACAACAACTCAATATGCTAGGTACGCTTTTTTTGGAGATGAAAATGATGATGCTGCTGATTTAGACCCTGATGTTCAAGACTATGCTCAAGGTAATGTTCAATCTTCTGCCGCAAACAACGCTTTAGGTAGCTCTATGTTGGTTGTAAACGAAAGCGGAAGTCATCAAATAAGTTGGGATGTAAACATAGAGTTTGGTGCTGAAGATTTTAACGCTTTGCTTGGACACTTAGATTTAGCAGTTCACGCAGAGGTGTGGAAAGTTAACTTAGATGATGACCCAAGCGATTTATATTATGATGATGTAGAAGAAGCTAAAGCAAGAATAACAGGCTCTCAACTTATTTGGAAAAGTGATACTAATTTATACGAATTATCACAAAGTGATGTTGACCAACTATTTGACATAACCTTTAGTGGAGAATACCAAACAATATCTTCAAATTCTTCTGAAGCTTATTTGTTTGTTGTTGTGCCTAGATTGACAGGCTATGCTAGTGATGATTCGGGAAATATGCAATTTATATTTCGTGAAGGAAGTAAGTTTGAGGTTACAGGCTCAAGCACACTATCAATAGGAGAAGACATTACAGAAATTCAATATATGCTTCCAAACGGAAAACAATCTGATTTTGTTTCGGGAGTAGCAAACTTATTTAATCTTCAGTTTACAACTGATGCTGCCAATAAAATAGTTACTGTTGAGCCTTACGATTACTTTTATTCTTTTTCAGGTGCGAAAGATTGGACTGACAAAGTAGATTACTCAAAACAAATAAGCGAAGAATTTATATACGACATAAAGTCAAAGCTAGTATTCAAATACAAGGATGCTTCAAATGATGCTTTCTTGGAAAGATATAATAAAAAGAATGATGTTGATTGGGGTGCTTACGAGGAATTAAGCACAACAGGCGAGTTTGTTGACGGAGAGTACAAGGTAGAAAACAAGTTCTTCAGCCCTTCTTTTAATTGGTTTGAGCCTGACTACATAGATGACTTAGAAGATTCTCCTGTTCAGTCTAATAAGCCTTTTATACCTATGTATCATAAAGAGTTTAGTAATCTTTCAAATAGTCCTAGTGCTGAAAGGGCAGAAAAAGAGTTTGGTATAGGTGCTAGAATACTTCTTTTAAAGAATCAAAATCAATATCAAGGTGGTGCGACAGGAATAGAAAATAGTGTTGCTGTTGGTCAAAACGGATGGATTCAGAAATATTCACAATGCGATTCTAACGTAGTAAACTTACCTAGCTTGCCAATACAGTATTTTTGCAAGGCTTACTTTACAAATGTAAATGTTGCAGACTACAACCCAACAGGCTCGTTATATACAAGAGCTTACGCAAGTATAGGCACTTACAATAATACAGAAGTTTTTATAGACCAAAACTTATCGTTTTCTGACATAAAACAAAAGACCTATTTAACTTCAGGAGGTTCAAACGGTCAAGAGGTAATAACTCAAAAAGGCTTATATAGCAACTTTTACAACCGAATGATTAAGCAGTTAAAAGCAAAGCCTAGAATAAAAAATATTTACCTAAACCTAAACTACACAGACATATCTACGTTAGACTTTAGAAAGTTAGTTTTTGTTGATGGTGTTTATTACAGGATAAATAAAATAGTAGACTTTAAGCCACACTTAAAACAGCCTACAAAAGTAGAGTTGGTAGAGTATTTTGAATTAGGTATTGATTCAAGTACAATAGGAGATTTAGTAGATTTAACTCAAGATATAAGAATGTAATGAAGATAGTAGCAGATTATTCACATCAAAAAGAAATTCTTAAAAAGAAAGAGGGTAACAAGGTTTATTGTACGGTAGACGGTATAAAGCAAGAGGTTGTATATACAAGGTATGACGATAACCAAGACGAATTTTACGAGAATGTTCGTGCAACAAAAGAAAGAAGACTAAGGCTTCAACAAGAGCTAGAAGCAACACCGTCTACTACAATTTCAAAAACAGAAATAGAGTTTGTTACAACAACCAATCCTAACGGAACAACAACAACAACAGAAGTTATTACAAAAGTATTTCCTGTTTTCTCTTTCTCTTATAGTGGGCTTGTAAAAAAATCCACCAATAATAGAGTTACTAGTTGGATAAGTTCTTTGGGTGCTTATGTACTAAGTCAATCCACAGAAGCTAAAAAACCCTACATAGGCTATGAAGGTAGCGGTGTTGTTAATAAAAGTGCAATAAACTTTGACACCAATGAACCTACTTTTATGTCTTTTGATAGAACCGTAACTCTTTCGGGAGATTTTACTTTATTAATCTACTTTAAGCCTATAAGATATGATGGTTTACAGAAATATAAAAGAATATTTGGAAAAAGCGATGATGCCAATATGTTTCTTTCTATTGGAGAAAGAGATGAAAAGTCATATAGACTGCAATTTACAAGCTCAAATAAAGTTGATGTTGACATTTCTAGTGGATATTGGAATATGGAGAGCCAAAAAGTTATGCTAACTCTTGTAAGAAAAGGAAGTAATTTAATAATAAGAGAAAATCAAGTTGAGGTTTACAATGGAACGGTATCAACAGATGATTTTGTTTTTGACCAAGTTGGCAGAGCAGGAACGGAAGAAACTCTAGGGGTTACTCTTAATGCAAATGTTTATCACTTAGGCTCGTACAAAGGTGCTATTGTAAAAAATTTATTAGACTTAGAGAAGGCTATAATTACTAATGCAGACAAGGCAAATCCTGACAAAATATAATGGGTGTACTAAAAAAAATAAAAGATAAATTAGATGTAGTAGGCTTTGACTTGGTTAAGAAGTTTAAAAAAGAGCTAAAGGAACAAGGGCATAACGCTTCAAGCAAACTACACGACAGCATAAAGCATAGGCTTTCTTTTAAGGGCGAAGATGCTTTTATTGAGATAACTTCTAAAACAAATTATGCTCAAAAAGTAAACAAAGGTCAAAGGCCACACGCACCTAATTTAGATAATATTTTAGATTGGATAGAGGACAGAAAGAAAACAATTCCATACTCTAGCGAACAAGAGAAACACGAAATAGCTTATGCCATTATAAGGAGTATAAATCAACAAGGTACTCCTACGGCTGAAGCTTTTGCTTGGACACAAAATGGCAGAAGAATAGGTTATATGGATTTTGTAATACAGAACAATAAAAGAAAAATAAAAAGAGAACTTGCCAAAGAGTTTGGTAAAATAATAAGAACAGAGTTTAGAAACGTAAATAAAAAATAATGGCAGGAGAAAATATAGATTTTAAAGTACGAGTATTAGGTGTAAAGCAACTTGTTGAACTAAACAAACAAATACAAGCTACCTCTAAGGAGTTAAGCGAAAAAAAGAAAGCTTTAAAGACAGACGAGAAAGGTCAACAAGAAAATATGAATTCCGTTCTTCAGCTTACAGACACTTTAAAAAAGCAAAGACAAGAGTTTAGAGAAGGTACTAAACAGCAACAAAAGGTTCAAACAGAAACCAAAAAGACTACTAGCTTTACTATGAAGATGGCTACTGCTTTTGGGGTTGCTCAAATTGCAGTCAATGGTCTTCAAAAAGTTATGGCTTTCTTAGGAAATCAAATTAAAGACGGCATAACTGTTTTTAAAGATTTTGACTTTCAAATGCAAAAGGTTAAAGCGATTAGTGGTGCTACTGATGCAGAGTTTGAAAGACTTTCTAAAACTGCTCAAGCGTTAGGTAGAACGACATTCTTTACTGCCACACAGGTAGCCGAGCTTCAAACAAATCTATCGAAGCTTGGATTTACAGCAGATGAGGTCTTGAAAGCACAGGATGCTGCTCTAGCAACCGCTACTGCAACAGGGGAGAACTTAGCAAGAACAGCAACAGTAATGGGTTCTGCTATTAGAGGTTTTGGTCTTGATGCTAGTGAAGCTACAAGAGTTGCAGATGTTATGGCATCTGCCTTTACAAGTTCTGCTTTAGATATTGAGAAGTTCCAAACTGCAATGACAAAGGTTGCACCTATTGCAAAGATGGCAGGATTTGAAATTGAGGGAACAACGGCTATACTAGCTTCTCTTACTGATGCAGGTATTGAAGCTTCTATTGCAGGTACTTCTTTAAGAAACATATTCCTAAGATTAGCAGACCCAACATCATTACTTTCTAAAAGATTGGGTGGCTCTGTTTCTTCTGTTGATGAGTTGATTCCAAAACTTAAAGAAATGAAAGATGCAGGGATAAATCTTTCTGATGTTTTAGAAATTACAGACAAGAGAACTGCTGCTGCTTTTGGTAGAATGTTAGATAGTGCTGATAGCGTTGAGTTGCTTACAGAGCAATTAAGAAACTCTGAGGGTGCAGCAGAAGCTATGTCTGAAATTGTAGGAGAGAGCTTACAGGGTGCTATGCTTCGTTTTAAGTCAGCAACAGACGGACTAAAGATTGCTTTAGTTGATTTATTTGGAGATAATCTTCAAAAGTTAGTAGATAAGTTTGCTAAAGTATTCAACAATCTTGCTAGTGAGAAAAATATAAAAAGGTTTGCTAAATTTGCTAAGACAGTAAGCACTTTAGTAAAAGCAATATTGCTTTACACTATTGGAGTTAAGGCTTCTTCTCTTGCTACTTTAGCTTTGTCAAAAATTCTAAGATTTATATTTATACCTGCTGCAACAGGTGGCTCAAAAGCTGTTGCTCTAATGTCAGTTTCTTTAAAAGGATTAAAGGCTGCTATTGCTTCAACAGGAATAGGTCTTTTGGTCGTTGGATTAGGGCAACTTGCTATTAATCTAATGAAGGGCAAGTCTGCTATATATGACGTTGTTGATGCACAAGACGAGTTAAATAAATCTCAAAAAAGAGGTCGTGAAGATATGGAAAATGCTGTTCAACAAACAACAGCACTAGCAAACTCTAAAAGAAAATTAAACGAGCTTCTTGACAAAGAAGGAAATTTATTAAATAAAACTGCTCAAGGTCAAGCAATATATAACGAAAAGCGTAAAAGATACAGATTAGAACTTGCAAACATTAATAAGATAAACAAGTCTTACAATCAAACCTTACTGTCGGAAAAAGCAACATTAGAAGATATTATTACCTCTACTGACAGTCTTATGTCTAAGATGAAAGACAGAATGTTGCAAGATAGCTTTCAAACAATGTCAAAGCAGTATTTAGACCAAGCTGTAAATGCAAATTTATTGTTAGATGAGTTTACGGAAGGTGTAACACCTCTTGAAATGCAAAATAACAGACTTCTAACATCATTTGAAGATGTTACTGATGAAGTTGCAAACGCTAGAAGGGCGATAGAGTTTTTACAAGACAACACCAACTTTGACACCGATGTAAGTCAAATAAATCAAGGAGATTTTCAAAAACTTAGAGCAGCAAGATTAAGAGATATGCTAGAATCAGAAGGTATGACACTTGATGATTTTGCAGCAGCAATAGAAGCAGGTTTCTACGAAGAAAAAACAAATAAAATTTCTGAATCATTACAAAAACAAATGAGTGGTGGTACTAGTATATTTGGTGCTGTTTTAAAAGATGATAAAGACGACCCCGACAGCCTGTCAATAGGTGCGAAAAGAGAAGCGGCAATTAAGTTGCACAACGAAAATCGTTTACTTTTAAATCAAAAATATAAAAACGATGTTGACAAGCTAAAAAGAATAACAATTCTTGAAGAAATAAGACACCTAGAGGTATTAAGAGATTTGAACAATCAAGCAGGATTAGATTTAAGTGCTGACAACTTAAAAATTGCAAAAAAAGAAATTGAACTTGATAGATTAAGAAAACAAGATGACTTAAATCTATTAACACAAGAAAAAATAAACCGAAAGAATCAAGTTGATGAAGACCACGCTAATAATCTTATTACAGACCTTGAACACAAGCAAGCAATGCTTGGCTTAGAAGCTTGGTTCATAGGAGAAAAGGCAAACTTGTTAGCAAAAGAATCTCAAGATTATCTTGACAATCAAAACAAGAAAAGAGAAAGCGACATAAACATAATTAAGCTTGAAAAAGAAGCTATGCAAGAAAGGATAGCTGCTGTTGATGAGTTAGGTTCTGTTATGAGTTCTCTTGGAAATGTTATGGGAGAAAATCACATACTAACTAAAATAGGAACAAAGCTATCACAAGCTGCTGCTGTTGCAAAGAACATTGAAACTTTAAGAACATTATTGCAGACAAAAGCAGATGAAGCAGCAACAACGACATCATTGATAAAGATGACTGCCGAAGGAGGAGAGGGAGTTACTACACAATCTAAACTTCCTTTCCCTGCCAATATAGCTGCTATGGCTGCAACACTAGCTGTTGTGGTAAGTGTATTGTCTATGTTTGGCGGTAGTGGTCAAAGTAGTGAAAGTGTGTCTAACACAGAAACAATGGCAGCAGGAGGTGGCGGTGGTGGAGTTAAATTTGCTAATGGCGGTCTTACCAATGGTGGAATGTTTAAAGGTGCTTCACACGCTAACGGAGGTGTTAAGTTTGCATCAGGAGGAAGAATACACGAAGCGGAAGGTGGAGAAGCTATTATAAACAAGCGTTCTACAAATATGTTTAAGCCTGTTCTTTCTGCAATAAACTCATACAACGGAAACGGAGTTAAGTTTGCAGACGGTGGATTGCTTAATAGTGGAGAAAAGTTTGCTAGGGGAGGTCAACTATCTGACGTTCAATCTTTAATATCATCTAGTATGCCATCACAACAACAAGTAGTAATTGTAGAGAGTGAGGTAACAAGAACTCAAGGTAGAGTTTCTGCTATTGAAAGTCAGGCTACTTTTTAGTATATTTGCATTATGGCTATAAGACAAAATAAACAAGAAATAGTTTCAGAGTTCTTAGAATTGATGTATAATGACATTAAGTGTAAGTATTCTGACGATGCAGGTATAAAGAATGTTGTTCTTTATTTAGTAGAGAAAGGACTTATTGAACCTAAACGACTACGCAACTATATGATAATATCTGATTTTAACGAACTATTAAAAGTAAATAGGGGTCATAGCACACATACGTTTATGGACTTATCTATTAAGTATGATGTTTCAGATAGGACTTGTCAGAATGTTGTGTACAAGGAAAGTAAAAAAAATAAAAGCCAAAACAATATTCTATAATTATTGTAAAGTTTTTCGTATATACACAAATAAGTAATAATATATTTGCCTTATGAACAAATGGTACTCAATAGAAAACAAAGCGGATGGCAACCCTGTCGAAATCTCAATATATGATGAGATAGGCGACTACGGAACATCTGCTAAAGACTTTATCGAGGAAGTAAAGAATGTAAGTGATAGAGATATTACACTACGAATCAACTCTGTTGGTGGTAGCGTATTTGATGGTCTAGCTATTTACAACACTTTGCGTTCTCACAGAGGGTTTGTAAACATTAAGATTGAAGGTTTGGCTGCATCAATTTCTACCGTTATTGCAATGGCAGGAGATAATATTGAAATGTCAGAAAACGGATTCTTTATGATACATAACCCATTCGGACAATCAGCAGGGGAAGCAGTTGATATGCGTAAGACTGCTGATTTACTTGACAAGATAAAAAGTGAAATTATCGAGATATATCAAAAAAAGACTGACTTAACTTATGATGAGTTGTCTAATATGATGGATAAAGAAACTTGGTTGTCTAGTCAAGAAGCGATTGACTTTGGATTTGTTAATATTATGACAGAGCCAATGAAAATAGCTGCTACATTTGACTTATCTAAATTTACTAATGTAAATGAAAAAGAAGTTAATGACAAATTAAGTTTAACTAATAAAAAATCAAAAATGACTGAAGAACTAAAAACTTGGTTCAATGGTGTTAAAGAGGAAATCTTAAACGCTGTTAAGGGAGAAGAAGTTTCATCTCCTGCTCAAGAAGTTTCTGTTTCTATTTCTGACAATGAGGTTATCGTTAACAAGTTCGAGGAACTTGAGGAAAACGCTATATCTTTAAGAGAAGAAAAAGAAGAATTAGCTAATCTTGTTGGAGATAAGGAGGGAACTATTCTTGACTTACAAAACAAGATTTCTGATATGGAAGCTAAACTAGCAAAACTAGAAGCTACTGAAACAAACGTAGAAGCTGATGCTGAACCTGCAATTAACGAAAGTGATATTGTGGTAAATGCTTGGGATGCTTTTGCAAAATCAATTTTAAAATAATTAAATTAATAAAAAATGGCTAACGAATTATTAGTAACGAGTTTACCTACTGTAAATCAGTACGATGTAAACAGAGCTATAATCCAACCTATCTTTATGGGTCAGGACTATATGCAATATATGGAAGTATTACCTAATATTAAAGGTACTACTGTGATTGACAAGTTCAATCAATTAGGAAAAATCACAAAAGCTTTTGCTCAAGGCGAGTTTTCAGGAGAAACAATTTCTGACAAAGGTGCTACGGTAACTATTACTCCTGCGAGAGTAGAAGCTGAAATTCAGTTTAGAGCAAATGAGCTTTTCAACAAAATGAAAGGTCAATTAATGCGTGGAGGACACGAGTTCGATAACGTAGACGGAACTATTGTTAAGAATATCTTATTAGACTTAATCGGTCAAGGTATCAAGGCTGACTTTAACCGTCAACTATGGTTATCTGATGCTGCTGAAGCTGATGCTAATTACGGTATCTATGATGGTATCTTCCAAGTAGCAAAAGAAGGTGGTGCATACGCTTTAGACAATGCTTCTGTTTCTCAAGCAAACGGAGAAGCTTTAGGTAGTGGAAAAGGATTAACTATCTTAAAAGCACTTTATGACTTTGCAAGTCCTGAATTATTAGAAGCAGGCGACCACGTTTACTTCGTATCAGGAGATATTGCAGACGACTATATGGCTGCTACTTTAGAATCTTCTAACTTTGCAGCAGCAGGGTACGGTGCTTTAGTAAATGGTGTTCCTCAATTAACTTACAGAGGTATTCCTATTATTGTTCGTAGAGATTGGGATGTAGCTATTGCTGCTGATGTATCAGAAATCAATGGTTGTAACCACGCTACTGAAACTCACAGAGCAATGCTAACAACAAGAGGTGCTTTTGTTGTAGGTACTGACTTTGACGAAAACTCTATTGAGCAATGGTACTCACAAGACCACAAGGCTTACAGATTCAGAGTAGCTTATATGGTAGGTGTTGCATTAAAAGATGCTAAACTTGCTACTTACTATACTCCTGACGAAATAGCAGTATAATTATATATAATTTAGGGGGATGAAATATTCCCCCTTATATTTTTAACATTAAAAAAATAATAAAATGGCAATAGAAAATTTAAGTATCGCACATACTGACTTAGAAGTAAGAGGTGGGTTGCAATACGTTGCAATAGGACTTTTATCGCAGGCTTCAGGAATGGGGTTTGATGATGCTGCTGTTCACACTATGTCTTATACGGCTGCTGCTGCTTTAGAGCTTTTTGACCTTAAACAAGGTACAGGTTCTTTAACAACAAGTGGTTCAAAAGAAGGTGGAACAATTTTGTTTGAACACACAGTTTCATTCTACATTCCTAACTGTTCTTCTGCTCACTTGAGAGCATTGGAAACTTTGAAAGACCAAGACTTAGTTGTTGTAGCACAAGGTTACAACGGAAACGCTTTCACAATAGGTATGTCAAAAGCATTTGCTTTAGAAGACAGTACATTAGGTAATGTTCAAATGAGAGCAAGACTTATGTCTATCGAAGGTGGTACAGGTGCAGCTTTAGGAGATGAGAACGGTTTGACAGTAACTATTACTGCTCAAGCAGGAGAGCTACCAAGAGTATGTTCTAACACTATCACACTTGATACTGCGGCAGGTACTGCAACATTATCATAATAATTAACTAAAAGGGAGGGTAGAGTGCATTTTTTTGCACTTTGCTTCCTTTTTATTATATTTACGCTATGTATAAATCCAAATTAAATGTAGGAACAACATTCTTTAACGGTTTTAAAGTTAGTTGGTCTAATGCAACTCAAGAAGAACTTAAAAAAGTTCACGAATTAGGACATACTAATTTTGTAACAAAAGAAGAAAATGCAGAACCAAAAAAGAGTAAATCAAAAGCAAAAAAAGTCGAAATCGAAGATAGAAACATCTCCGACAACGAATAGCTTTAACACAAAGTACGCTTTTGTAAACTTATCAACACCTATTATAAGTCAAGAGGTAAAAGATTTAGATAGGTTAAGAGAAGACTTTATGCCGTTTGGTGCTGATAATCTTTTTCCGCAATACCTTGCTGAATTAAAAAGACAGTCTAGTACGCACAGGTCTGTGTTAGCACAAAAAACAACATTCACAACAGGTGGTGGGTTTTTAACTGACAATGAAGCTTTAAAAGATTTCATTGAAGATGTTAATGCAGATGGAGAAAGCTTAAAAGATTGTTTTAAGAAACTAGCAGATGACTTTTTTACTTATGGTAATGCTTACCTTGAGGGAGTTGTTTACGATGGTGGTGTAAACTTCTATCACAAAGACGCTTCTACTGCAAGAATAGCTAAGAACAAAAAGTATATTTACTTTAATTCTGATTGGGCTAACTACT